CTCAGGCATGGCAGCATCTTTGAATGTTGCGCATCGAGCAGCATCAAACGAATGGATCATACATATGGATGCTGATGATATTTGCTCTCCTGATCGATTTGAGAAACAGGCAGCATACATTGAGAATTATCCTGATGCTGATGTTGTTGGCTGTCAACTGTTCGCATTCATGGATACGGATATACACCGCAAACCAATCCTCTCCACTCAACATGGAGAAATACCTGAGTTGCGAGTTGGTAAAAAAAATAAATATTGGATTGTTAATCACGCAACTGTTGCCATCAAACAATCAGCATGGAAAGAGGCAGGAGGATATGCTCACGAGTGCAGGAGAGCGCAGGATGTGGAGTTGTGGAAACGTATGCATCAGATGGAAATGAAATTCAGAAATCTCCCTGATGTGTTGTATGGCTGGAGGAGGTATTGATCAGCAACTGCCTCATCCATTCAATCATTGCTGCCTGATCTCCTTTGTTGTATGATGCGTGAAACAGTTGAAAGTAGATCCCAGCATCATCCAGCATCTGCTGATATCTTTCCATCTCATTGCGTATCTCTGAAACCTTTGGGATATCACTCGATCCACCACACCAAACATCGATGCGTTTGTGCATCCCTGTTGTAATCAGATCACTCATCATCTGCAACTCCGCTCCCTCGATATTGCATCTGAGTATTACGAAATCACCAATCTCAATGCGCTGCAACTCATCGCTCATCCTTAATGCTGGAACATCGATGTTCATGCCTGTTACGTTGTTTTTAGTGCCATAAATGCTGTTTCCCTCTCCATTTGATGCTGGAGATAGGAACAGTTGCACAACTCCCTCCTGATCGCACACAGCAGCGTTGATGATGTTTATCTTTCCATGTGCTGCTGCTCTGCCTGCAAAGAGATGGCGCAATCGCTGGCAGTATGATGGATGAGCCTCGTAACCATAGGCAACCATATCAATGCCCAATTCATCGCAAAGAGAGATCATGAATTGCATCTCTGATGCCTCTTTGTGTAATCCAATATCAATATATGTTAATTTCATTTGCTTAGTCTGTTAAGATATACCTCCACAATGATGCAACCACAGGATCCAGCGCATTGGTTGTTTCATCAATCATGTTCCTGTTTGCTGCTGAATGAACAACATCATTGCACAGTTGCGGAGGTAGTTTGCTGCGTTCGTAATTGTTTTTCTTTCCCTGTGTACCTGTTGATGAGCCGCGAGGTGCTGGTTGATGATGGCAATTCCTGTTACCATTGAAACACATTGCTCTCGGCTGCCATCCTGCTGGATTGAAAATGGAGCGGATGTTGTTGCTCCAAATATCTGTTGGTTTCATCCTATCATCTCCATACGAGCAGTATGTGATTGTTGTTCTCGGAATGCCCTGCATGAAATCCATTTTGCGCATCATGCCTCTCGGATTCTCGATATAGAAAACAGCAGCAGGATTGAGATCCAGCGTTTGTGCAATCAATGATAGCACATGGATATTGAGCGCATCTGATTTCTTTGCAAATTCCGTTTTCGGTTTCTGCTGATTCCGATGATGAGATACAGCAGCAATGCTGTATGTGGTGCATGGAGGAGATGCCCATATCATATCAGGTACAAATGGAATATCACTCAACTGCAAATGCTGGATATCCATTACCAAATCAATACCATCAAAATCATTGATATCAACAGAAATCACATCATGATCCTGTGCCTCTGCTACCTTTCCAATGCTCCTGCTGCCTGCGAATAATTCCAGCACTTTCATATGTTCTCGATCACTCGCTCACAGATATTGCATTTGTTATCTTTTTCTCGAATGAATGCAACACAGCAATCGCAATGCTTTGAATTGCTGCGCTGCCGAGCAGCATCCACAATCATCTGATTTGTTATATCCACAACTGTGGAAAATGGTACAGGTTTTTTCATCTCTCAATCTGTTAGTTGTTCTTTGATTATCATCATATTCTCATGCGTAATATCGGGAATTGCCTGCAATATTTCATCCCTGCATCTGCTCCTGATTTGCGCATCTCTCAATTTAATCAAATTTCTGATATCCTTTCTGAATTTATGCTCATCATGTGCGTGCCTGCGCACCATGATATCAATCTGCTGCTGGAGGAGCGCATCCTGTGCTGCTGTCTTTTTATCCAGCCTCTTGGTTTTTCCGCTCATACCAATTCAAAGTATTTCGGATTGCTCTCAACTGCATCTGCCATCAGATAATTTGCTGCCTTTATTTTGATACGCAGCAATCCCCACAGGATTGGAATGCGCACAGGTATCTCAGCAATTGGTTCTCCTTTTTTCACATAGCACCCCATGCGATACTCCAGCAAATCATCCTTTCGGATTACCTGATTGATATCTCTCACGCATCTCGCGTGCTTTCCTTTCATTGCTGCATTGAGTGCCTCTCTTTTTTTTCTGCCTCTTTTTGCCATTGTTATGATATTGGTTTGAATATATGAGGCAATGCCTCAACGTGTTGCTGGAGAAAGCAATTCGGATGATGCACTTTCTCTGCTGGAATGAACCTCCTCAACAGCCATCCTCTCTCAACTACCTCCAACACCTCTCTCTTTTTCTCTCCCTCTTTGATGTACCAATCATTGTGCAATACCAGCACATCTCCTGCCATCAGTACAGGTGAGAGATTTATTTGCATTCGCACTCTGCTCCTCCGCTGGATACGCTCCTCATATGTATCAACTGTATCCGCAACTCCCTCTGATGGCATGATATCGCGCACCCTGCTGGATTTCTTTTTTGCTTTTTTTCTCTTGGATTTTCCCATCAGAAATCGATTGTGATGTATTGTTTCATCTCTGCCTCACAAAAATATCGAAAGGTATCTAACGCATCAGCCTGTTGTGCAGGATCTGATCGATCCCCCTTTTTGATTGTGCCATCAGCGAGTTGCTCCACGTTCTCGAAATCATACACCAAATGATATGCATTCTGTTCATGCACCTCCACTTGATATCGGGAGAGTACAGCATTCACGAGCAATCCTGATTTTGCGAGCGGAGGATTGACTGTAGGCACTTGTATCTGCTGCATTCCGAGTTGCAACTCCTGTTGTATAACCTGATAATAGTGGAGGTTGCCTTTCGTGATTGCGCTCCTGTTTCTGCCTGTGGCATCACCTGTGATCATCAGCGTGCAATGCGCATACTTTGCGCGAATGTGAGTGCATAGTGCATAGATATCGCTGTTTGATAATTTGATGCAATCCAGCACTCGCAGGATGCCATCATAATGCTGATATACAGATGCTGTGATTGGATTCACGTTGAAATCAAATGAAACCCACACTATCTCAGCAATATCCAGCACAGGGTTTCCGATGTGTTTATCACGATCAAATGCAAATGCGAAACGAGATTTCACCTCCCTGTTTCCCCATTTGCCGAGCGTAAAAGTTTGGTAGTAATATGGAGATATCTCTTTCAGCGATTCGAGCATTGCTCTCCGCTCGGATGTGCAATATGGATTATCATGGTACGTGCTGTGCGTGCTGGTATATGCTATGCTGATACTGCTATCCTCCACAGGCAGCAGGATCTCATTCTCAAATGAGAGCACACCATTTGGAACATGATCTCTGAAATACCTCCACATCCAATGATCCCGATAATTCCCTTTCACTTCAGGATTAAATGAGAAATACTGCACCACTTTCTGCCTGTTGCTCCTGAGAGTTGTTGATACTGTGATGAAATCATCCTCACTCAGTTGATTTCCCTCCTCGTACCATGCAACTGTTGGATCCTTTATCGATTTGAGTTTCTCAGGTTTATCACAACCACGAGCGATAAATCTGTTGCCATTGATGCATTTGATCATGAGCGGATTCTCTGTGAATTGGAAAAACTCCTGCAATCCCCATTCATCAACCACATCTTTGATGGTTTGCCATTGCGCATCTTTGATGCTCTCAAATGTTTTTTTCACGAGTATGCAACGAAAGAAATCCGAGCGCAGGCATTCGAGTATGAGGAGTTGCGCGAGGAATGTTGATTTGCCTGAATCCCTACCTCCCCACAGGAAATGGAGATATGATGGATGCTCGATGAGATGCTTGTATGTATCGAGAAATACATCCTCTCCCACCTGCACAACTGCTGGAGGATCAGCCTCTACTCTCCGCAGCATTTCCGATTATCACTTTGATTTTCTTAGTTGTTTGAACTGTATGCTCCACAATGCCATATTTTGAGCCGAGATACTTCATCCCCAGCGCAACCGCTTTCAGTTTGATTCCCTGATCCTCAGATTGCAACGAATCCTGCAATCCTCCAGCAACGAGATCCCATGTTTCATCATCGATGCTCTCCAACATTTCTGCTGGCAACTGCTCTGCTCGATACTTTACTGCCTGCCGCGAGTAGCTGGCATCAGGATCTCCTGTGAGTTTCCTGAGATGCCGAGTGATAGC